ATCCAGGGTTTGCCTTCGCATTTAACCCGATTCGTGACTTTAAAAGAACATACAAGGGGCTTAACGCGGTATCGGGTAAGGTAAGTCTGTTAAAATTACTGACGGAATATGTAAAGTCCATGCCCTCGTCTTATAGAAGATTACGGGGGATTAACGACGAAACACTAAGGAACATGAATATTAACCGCGCTCTTGATATACCATTTAGCGATTTTCATGCTGCGGATTATGGTGACCGGGACGGGGCCTATAACGAACTCCTAAAACGTTATAAACTATCCAAAAATCCAGAAGAACTGCGCAGCATACGGAAAACCTTATTAAAGCCAGTTGTAAAATTACTTGAGTTTATCCGTTTTCACGGGTCTGCCCTTGAATCAATATCCAAAATTGCCGGATATAATATATTGAAGTCAAGAGATATCCCGCCGATGGAAAGGGCTTTTTACACTAGAAACTACATAGGAACCCCTAATTTCAGGACAAAAGGGTTGTCTACCGAGATAACGAATGCGGTCTTTATATTCTCAAACATAATGAAAGAGGGCATGAAGTCGGACTTTCACCTTGCCACTAATCCAAAGACACGATCAGGATATTGGTGGGCCACTACTAAGATTGACCTTCTTCCTAAACTGCTTATGGCTATGGTCGGTGCGGGGTTCTTTGGAGAAGCGTTAAAGGCGTTATTTGGCAAAATAGGGGAGTATGATAAGACGAATTATATCATAATACCAGTCGGTGAAGTCAACGGGAAACCTGTCTATATACGAATACCACACGATGAATCGGGGCGGCTCATATCGGCAATAATGTGGAAGATTATGGGGATCTTACAAGGTAAACCGGAGCAGTTAGCGCAGATATTCGCTTTCGGAGCCGGACAGATGCCTCAATTAACCCCCATGCTATCAGTTGCAACGGGGTGGATGCAGTATTTAACAGGGAATAACCCTTATGAGCCATTCAGGGGCGGTAACGTCCTTTCTGAAACCGAATACAAGGCAGGTGGATCTCCAGCATTAAAGAAGATGGTGCAATGGTCTGCCGGGGAATTTGGACTGTCGCAATTCTTTACTTTTAGCAAAGAGTCTAATTCTACCTTTGAATCCACGGTTAAAATGACACCTATATTCAATAGGTTGTTACGGGTATCGGATCAAGGGTCATCAGAGGAACTTCGCTATATAAAGAAGGAAGTAGAACGGGAAAGCGCGCAACGGACACTATTGAAACGGGATGAATTTAAGAAGGGTGCAAAGCGATTCGAGAAAGGCGAAAATCCATTACAGATTTTAAAGGATATAAGCATGGAAGTCTACCCTGGGAAGAAGATAGATAGGCAGGAGTTTACCTTCCTTCAAAAAGGGTTAATAAGGGAAATTCTAAAAGACCGAACCCAAAGTCCATACGTTGACGCTCTTATATATGCGGTGTCTAACGAAGAGAAAAAGCGCATACTTTTCAAGATGAAAGAAAAGGTGCCATTCGAGGAGTTTGTCAAGCAGGCGAAACTTTTAAGGGATCTGAAAATATACAGTAACGAAGTAATGTCGCCGGAAGAATGGGGGAAACTATTAAAACAAAAATAATGAATTTTATTTTTACTGCGCTTGGCTATGTTTTAGCTCTTGCTGTCTTGCTGTTTTTAGGCACTTGTCCTTATACCGCCATCGGAATGTAAAACTGTTTTAAAATAAACACTCCTAAATCGCTAAACAAAAATAAATTTGCATTCCTTAGCAAAGCATGATATACTTATCTTATTAAACAAACAAGGAATTAAACATGAAAACGACAAGACCGTGCGATTACAAAGTTGGCAGATTTTTTATGCCCATATTCGCCGAGAGAAAACATAGAAAAGGCAATCTGCCCGCCTTCGCACGGCCTATGTCTATCTCGGCGATTCTTTTCTAGGAGGGTTTTATGGGAAGCAGACGATTAAGGAAGGCGGACAGGGTAAAGGAGAAAGCCATAAGAGTAAGAAAGGGAACAAAACGACCCGACAAAATATATGGGTCATGTCTGACTACGGTTGAAGGCGATTTTTTATGCCTAAAAAGGGACGACTCACTCTGTCAAAAGGGTGACCTGCGACAACCTAAGCCAAAAGCCGAAGGTCTGAAAGAGATGTGGGCCGTCCTTATTATATTATTGATTCTTTTTGTTACTTCTATATGCCGAGCCGAAACAGACCGAGATTTTGCAAGGTCTTTACTACCTATAATTATTCAAGCTGAAAGTAGCGGCGATCCTTATGCTTCGGATGGATATAGTTATGGACTATGTGGTATCAGTCCATCAGTTTTAAAAGATTACAACGATTATGGCAACAGATTTTTTGACCGAGGAATAAACAGGGCTTATACACTTATAGATTTATATAAACCAGAAGTGAATAAAGAAATATGCCAATGGTATCTTGAACGCATTATCTCTTTCTGGTTGCCCGAAAAATATAACAGAAGCAAACCCCATATTATCGCCGCTTATAATTGGGGCATTAGAAATTTAAAAAAGAATAATTGGCGAGTGCCGAAGTCATTTAAGAACCACCCAAACCTTATATATAGGAAAGCATTTAGGGGTGAACTGTGATAGCAGATATTTTTACAGTTCTTGGCTCAATAATTTTAGTGATAGGTTGCGGATTTATAATTCACGACTTGGTATGTATTGTGAAGTGGCTATATATATCAAGTTTACGTCTGACTACACACATAACATCAACATCAAAGAAGGAAAAGCATTTGCTACGATTGCTGATTGTAAACAAGGCATTGTGGCGGTGCGGATAGAAAGGATAACACCATGAAACCTAAACTTAAAAACTATCCTGTATCGGATGTAGAGTTAGGCGCGTTTCTTCTTGACTGCGCCAAGCTATACAATGCTTGCAAAAAATTCTCAAAAGAGGTCGCGGAAATGACAAAGCAGACCTGCGCTATCTGTAATACAAGGCATGAGGAAGTGTGGACTTGTGATAGTTGTGGAAAGCGTTGTTGCGCCGACCATATCACTTGTCAAAAAATGGCAGAAGATGATTTTATGCATCTCTGCACGGATTGTCTCGAAAAAGATTGATTGGGGGTGAGATAAAATGAAAACTTCTATTACTGATAGTAAAAAAGTTAATTGGCTGCGTAAGGGCAACGGACACTCTCGATATATGGAAATTTATCAAAAAATTCGAGAATTACCATTCGGGAAAGCCCTTATTATAAAGTTTGATGAGCCAAATAAAAATTTTACTACTTCGGTTTATATGGTATTCAGAAAAGACAGGGGAAAGCCATATCATATCAAAATTGGTAGATTAGACACAACTTTTAAGAATTGGGCTATCGAAAGATTAAAAGGGGGTGATTAAATATGGCAGCAATATACCACTTTATACGAGCGTCAGGCTTCCAAGTTTCGGAACAACAGGGGATCTGCATATGCATTTAGGAAACAGGCAATAGAAGAATTGGAAGCTAACACCTAAAAGGAGATAGCGATGAAAAAAGATACAGAGGTAAAAGCGGTAGTGGCGAAAGCGGTGCTCCAACGTGCGCCGCAGGAAGTGATAAGTGAGGCGATAACAAAAGGGGCAAATCTTGAGCAGATCGAAAAGTTAATGATCCTGCAGGAAAAGTGGGAAGCGAACGAGGCCCGGAAAGCCTATCATGTCGCTATGGCTCAGTTTAAAACCGAAGCTATTGAGATATTGAAAGACGCTAAGGTTGACTATGCCACAAAGACCGGGGGGCGTGTGAAGTATAATCACGCTACCTTATTCAACATCGTCAACACGGTCACTCCGCTATTGAGCGAGTACGGGCTATCCATATCGTGGAAACCCTTGCAGACTCCGGGAAACATAACCATAACGACAATGGTCACTCATGTGCTCGGACATAGAGAGGAATTTTCCTTAACGGGGCCTGCGGATGATAGTGGTGGCAAAAATTCAATTCAGGCGATAGGTAGCACGGCTTCCTATTTGGAAAGATATGGAACGCTTGCCGCTCTGGGGCTTGCAACTGGTGGTCAGGATGACGATGGCCAGACCGCCGAGGCAATCGAGTATATCACCGACAAGCAGAGAAGCGAACTTACCGACATGGCAGTCGATTGCGGCGCGAACATGCCGAAATTCATGGCATACCTGAAAGTCGAGGATCTGTCTAAACTACCCAAAGTTGATTTTGGCAAAGCGAAACTCGCTTTGATCGCCAAGAAAGGGCAGAAAAAATGATAATAGATACTGCTATTCAGGGAACGAAAGAATGGCGTGAGGCCAGAGGCGGTATTCCAACGGCGAGTGCATTTGAAATGATTATCACCACAAGAGGCGAACCATCAAAGCAGAAACAGAAATACATGTATGCCCTCGCCGCTGAAAGGATAACAGGTATTAGCGAAGATAAGTATCAAAATGAGGCCATGAAGCGCGGGATTGAAATGGAAGCCGAGGCTAGGGCGATGTATGAGCTTATCACAGGCAACACAGTTGAAGTTGTCGGCGTATGCTATCCAGATGATAAGAAACTCTACGGGGCCAGCCCTGACGGTTTAGTGGGTAAGGACGGTTGTTTAGAGATCAAATGCCCAACCTCGGCGGTTCATGTTTCATACCTATTAGACGGTAGTCTGCCGGCAGATTATTTTCAGCAGACACAAGGTCAACTGCTTGTAACAGGTCGTAAATGGGTTGATTTTGTAAGTTACTACCCCGGGCTTAAACCTTTAATCATAAGGGTTACGCCTGACGAGAAGTTTCTCAGGGCTCTACGAATAGAGCTTGAAGTATTCTGCAAAAGTCTTGACGAAGTAACCGAGAAAATAAGGAGAATATAAAAATGCAATTAAGTTATTCAGCATTAAGTGTTTTTAAGGATTGCAAACGATGTTTTTGGCTAGATAGAAATAAGAAACTATTAAGACCCCGGGGGATATTTTCATCACTCCCAACAGGTATAGATAAGCTTTTAAAAGAAAGACTGGAAGCGCATAGAGGCGGGTTACCGCCAATGATGGAGGGCTATCCACAGCTTAAAGGTTTCCAGCTTTATACCGGAGCAGATCTTGAAAAAATGAGGAATTGGAAAACAAACCCTCTCAGCATGATAGATCCGAAAGGAAACATTATCGTCGGGGCTTTCGATGATCTTCTCTATAATCCGACAACCCAAGAATACGCCTTCCTTGACTATAAGACCAAAGGAAGCGAGCCAGACCAAGCGTACTGCGAGAAGTATTACCAGTCACAATTAAACAC